CTCTTCGTGCTGGTTCTCTCAATCTTACTGGGTCTGGCACATCTCTTGACGTTGATGCCAATGCCAACATTGATGGCACCCTGACTGTAGATGGTCAGATCATCTCTCAAGTTTCTTCTGGTCCTGCTCTGGTTATTCCTACTACTGCTAAGATCAACAACCTGAATGCTGACCTTCTAGACAGCATGACAACTGCAAGTGCAAACACCGCATCTACAGTTGTTAATCGTGATGCTAGTGGTGACTTTGCTGCTAATCAAATCACTGCTGCTAGCGGTGTAGGTGCTGCTGCAGGTTTCTTGGGTAATGCTTCTAGTGCAGATATCCTTAAGACTGCAAGAACAATCACCGTTGATGGTGTTGTTGATGGTTCTGTCTCGTTCAACGGTTCTGCTGATGTAACTATCACCACTACCTATAACGACGCAGACATCACTGCACTCGCTGCAATGTCTGGCACTGGTTATGTTGTAAGAACTGCTGCTAACACTTATGCACAGCGCACATTCTCTGTCACTGCATCTTCAGGTATCACACTGACCAATGCCGATGGTGTTTCTGGTAACACAGTAATCAACGTTGCTTCTGCATCCACTAACTCTGCAAATAACCTCGTCCTTCGCGATGCATCTGGTAACTTTGCTGCTGGTACAATTACAGCAGATTTAACTGGTGATGTAACAGGTGATTTGACTGGTAATGCTTCCAACGCTCTGAAAGTAAGCACTGGTTCTGGTGGTGCTGGCGGAACAATGTATTTCGCTATGACTAATGCAGTTGGTGCTGGTTCTCAGAGAACTTTATATGCTAATAGCAGCACAATCACTTTGGACACCTCTGGTGGTAGCGGTAACTATGTTCTGAACGTAGATAATGTTACTGCTGATTTGACAGGTAATGTAACTGGTACAGTTTCTAGTATCGCAAACCATGATACTGATGCACTGTCTGAGGGTTCTACCAACCTCTATTTCACCAATGAGCGTGTTGACGACAGAATTGACGCACTGTTTGTTGCAAGCACTGGTATCACTAAGGTATATGATGACACAGCAGGCACCTATACGCTCTCTGTAACGCAAGCAGACATTGATACCGATAATGTCACCGAAGGATCTACAAACCTCTTTACAACCGCTGCTAGGACCCGTACACACTTCACCTATGGCACGGGTATTGAACTCAGCGGCGCAGGTGCTCTTAGCGTCACTCAAGCAGATATTAACACCGATAATATTACTGAAGGTAGCACCAATATCTTCTTCACTAATGCTCGCTCTGACGCACGATTTGATACTAAACTTGCCGCAGCAACTACAGATGATCTGAGTGAAGGATCTAACAACCTTTATTATACCGATGCACGCGCTGATGCTCGTATTGCAGCAGCAACTACAAGTGATCTCACTGAGGGCACTAACCTTTACTACACAGACGCTCGCGCTGATGCTCGCATCGCTGCTGCAGACACAGATGATCTGTCTGAAGGTTCTACCAACCTTTACTTTACCAATGCTCGTGCTGAAGCATCTTTTGATACCAAGATTGCTGCAGCAACTACAGATAATCTTAGTGAAGGTGTTACTAATCAGTATTACACCGAGGCAAGAGTTCAGGCAAAACTTGATAATGCATTTGCTCAATTGCAGGCAATGCTTAACAACCTTGCAACCACTACCACTCTGACACTGAACCTGTCGGGTGATCCCACTCCTGGTGCTGTTGTTACTACCACTGTCGCTAACGGTGGTGGTGGTGGATTTACTGCTGGAACTGCCGTTGCTACGACTGGCGGTACAGGTTCTTCTCTGACAGTTGATACCACTGTTGTTGGTGGTGTTATCACCGCTGCTGCAGTTAATGCTGGTGGTTCTGATTATTTGGTTAATGAAACTGTCACAGTCACCAACCCCAACGCTGGTAAGGTATTGACTTTGAACCTCGCATCTCTTGCAGGTGGTTCTGGATATACCACTGGAACTGCTCTGGCAACAACAGGTGGTTCTGGATCTGCCTCTCTGACGGTTGACATTACTGCCTCTGGTGGTGCAATCACTAACGTTACTATTAACGATGGTGGTACTGGATATGAAGCTGGTGAAACAATTACTATTGTTCAGGCAGGTGGTGCAGGTGGTACGGTCGATATCGCGACTGTCGCTACCAATGCAACCTTGACACTGACTGACGTTACTACAATGGAAGTTGGTGCAGTTGTCACAGGTGCAACCAGTGGCACTACAGGCATTATTACCGCTCTCGGTACTAATGCAATTACTGTTGATAATGTAGATGGTTTCTTCAAATCTGGAGAAGTCATCAGTGCAAATGATGTTACTACTCTCACGATCTCTTCATTCTCCTGATAACCAATGTCAGCAACTAGACCCGCAACCAAAACAGAGTTAAAAAATTACGCTCTTCGTAGATTGGGATATCCATCTATTGATATTAACGTATGTGATGAGCAACTGGACGATCTCGTCGAAGAAGCGATCGATTACTACCAAGAATATCATTACAATGGTAGTTACAAAGCGTTCATTAAGATCGAAGTAACAGATGCAATTAAAACTGCGGCACAAACAGGCAGTGCAATTTCTGGCACTGATTGGACAGAAGGTAATGAGTATGTATCACTCCCACCGAACGTCCTCGCTGTTAATCATGTTTATACTCAGATTGGTGCTTCTAGTATCGTTCCTGGGAATATTTTCAATATTAAATATCAAATTTTCCTGAATGATATCTATGCAATGACCCATGGTCACATCTTGCATTACTTTATGACCTCACAATATCTTGAGACGTTGGATTGGGTCACCAACTCTCAAGCAAATCGTAGAGTTAGATTTAATGAGCATCAGCGCAGACTGTATCTTGATATGGACTGGGCAGATTTACAAGCAGGTGACTTTATTCTAGTAGAAGTTCTGATGCGTCAAGATCCTGAAACCTATACAGGCATGTACAATGACAACTGGTTGAAGGATTATGTTGAGGCATTGTTCCAACAACAGTGGGGTCGCAATCTAAGTAAGTATGACGGCATTCAAATGTTGGGTGGTGTGACACTCAACGGTCGTCAAATTTTAGAAGATGCAAGTACCTTTAAGAAAGATCTTGAAGATACTCTTCGTGATACATACGAAATTCCTCCTATGGACCTGGTAGGCTAATATGTCATATTCAAATCCTAATCCTTCAGATTGTGTACAATCAGACTACACTAGTTCATGCAGACTAAACTTGAATGGTTCTGCTCAAGAGCAGAAATTCATGGAAAACCTTGTAGTAGAAAGTATCGAAATCTATGGGCAAGATATTTACTACGTTCCTCGCACGTTGGTCAACCGCGATACAATCTTCGGAGAGGACTCTGATTCGCAATTTGACAGCGCGAGGGCAATCAGGGCATATGTCAATAATGCAGATGGATGGGAAGGGCAAGGCGAATTACTTAGCAAATTTGGAGTTCGCATCGAAGATAAGACAACGTTTATTTTCTCCCGTGAGAAATTTAAAGAAAAGGTTGACGACCTGGAAACACTCATTGTTGAAGGAAGACCAAACGAAGGAGATTTGATTTGGTTCCCTACAACTAAACACTTATTTGAAATTAAGTTTGTTGAGGCAGAACGTCCTTTCTATCAGTTAGGAAAGGGATATGTTTGGGAGTGTCAATGTGAACTCTTTGAGTACAGTGACGAAGATCTTGATACTGGCGTTGCTGAAATTGACGCTATTGAAACTGCATTTGCTAATGCAATTAAGTTGATTATGGATCCTGGTGGATCTGGTGATTTTACAGTTGGTGAAGAGATTGTTGGTGATCAGTTCCTTGCTAGGGCGACTGCAACCGTCTCTAGTGGAGCGGTCACAGGGTTTACAGTCACAGATGGTGGTGAGGGATATAAGTCTGCTCTACCACCTTCAATCACTATTACAGGAGGTGGTGGAAGTGGTGCTACAGCGACTGCTACAGTTGATGCTGCTGGTCTTGTTACTGGCATTACTATCACCGCTGGTGGGAGCGGCTATAGTTCTGCACCTACTGTCACAATTGACTACTCCCCCAAAGACAATAGAGCAGAAGTCAAGTCTTGGAATAGTTCTACAAGAGAACTCCAAGTCATCAACAGATCAGGAACTTTCAATACCGCCG